CTTTAACCACATCCCATCCAGACGCCCAAGAAAAACTGTTACAGATGGAAGTACCAGAAGAAGTTAAGGCAGCCGTGTCTATGGTGACGGCCTATCAGTGGAAATTTGTAGAGCAGGCGCAAGAACTGCGGAGCATGTCCGTAGCAAAAATAGTAAAAGAAACAGAGCACCCGGATGCCCGGATACGCTTAAAGGCTTTGGAGTTACTTGGAAAAGTAACCGAAGTGGCGCTGTTCACAGATAGAGTCGAGGTTAAAAAGACCGAGATGAGCGACGAGGAACTCGAGCAGCAAATTAAGAAAAAACTAGAAAAGTATATGGGCGTGGTTGAGGTTACAGATGTAACCGAGATAAATGAAATAGAAGACGTGGGAATTGTGAAAACAATTCAGGCAGAGAGCCGCGACGAAGAATGAGCTTAGATTTCCTAACCCCAGAAGAAGCATTTGCAGCGCAGAAAGCGCTAAAGGACATGACCGTCGCCGAAAAGCTGGCCTTCCTAGAAGAGCTAGAAGAAAAAGAAAGACGCCATAAATTAAAGTCAGCGCAAGATAACCCCATCGAGTTTGCTAAATATGTGTACCCTGGATTCAAAGTAGGGCCGCACCATAAGAAGCTAGCAAAGATATTTGACGACGTGGTTCAAGGCAAGAAAAAACGAGTAATTATTAATATTGCACCAAGGATGGGCAAATCCGAGTTCTCAAGCTATTTGTTTCCAGCATACTTTCTAGGTAAATACCCTGATAAGAAAATCATTATGGCCACGCATACCGCTGGTTTATCAGAGGACTTTGGACGGAGAGTGAGGAACTTAATTGATAGTGAGGAATACCATGAAGTCTTCCCAAGAACGATCGTCGCCGACGACCAAAAAGCGGCGGGAAAATGGTCTACTGGCGCTGGTGGTCAGTACTATGCTGTGGGTGTCGGGGGCGCTCTCGCTGGGCGGGGCGCTGATCTTTTTGTTATTGACGATCCTCATTCTGAACAGGATATAAAGGCGAACAGCCGAGCTACGTTTGATAATGCGTGGTCTTGGTTTCAAACCGGTCCGCTGCAGCGTTTAATGCCGGGGGGTGCGATTATAGTTATTATGACTAGGTGGAGTCTTGTAGATTTAACAGGGCGGTTGGTGAACTTCACCATGCAGAACCCCGAAGCAGAACCATGGGAAGTAGTGGAGCTACCGGCAATACTCCCGTCGGGTAAAAGTCTCTGGCCTGAGCAGTGGCCACTTGAGCAGCTAGAAGCAAAACGTCTTCAGATGGACCCGCGGTACTGGAACGCCCAGTACATGCAAAATCCCACAGGCGATACAAGCGCCCTGATAAAACGAAGCGACTGGAGAATCTGGGAAGCAGAAGACCCACCAGCATGCGAATACATAATCCAGTCTTGGGATACCGCATTTGAAGTAAAAACGTCTTCTGACTATAGCGCATGCACAACTTGGGGTGTTTGGTATAACGAGGAGGAAGGCAACGCCCCACAGTTAATCCTGCTAGATGCTTTTAAAGACCGAATGACTTTCCCAGAACTAAAGGCGGTAGCGCTCAAACACTACAACGAGTGGCAGCCTGATGCGTTCATAATTGAGAAAAAGGCCAGCGGAGGCCCACTAATACAAGAACTTAGACGGATGGGTCTGCCTGTACAAGAAACAAACCCAAGTCGAGGCAACGATAAGATTGCCCGTGTTAATTCCATTACAGACCTATTCGCTTCAGGTATAGTCTGGGCTCCAGATAGGCGGTGGGCCAAGGACGTAATAGAAGAAGTAGCAGCATTCCCGGTCGGCGAGCACGATGACTATGTGGATACGGTGAGCCAAGCGCTTATGCGGTACAGAAATGGCGGGTTTGTTAGCTTGGATACTGATGAGAAAGATGACTTAACCTATAAATACAGACGAAAGGCAGCGTACTACTGATGTTAAATAACTTTTTTTGGGTATATCCAAGCGTAATTTCCTCTCCCCTATGCGACTACATGGTTAAAACCGCGCCATGGAAAGAGAAATTCTCAGCAGAACTATCAAAAGACAATGAAAATCTGTTTGTTGATGATGAAATTAGAAAGACAGAAGTTACTTTTACTACGCCATATACCCCACTTGGCTGCATGATGCAGGCGTACACCAACTTAGCTAACAAAGAAGCGGGTTGGAACTTTGATATTGATACGTTTGAGAAGATTCAGGTAGGTAAATACGAAGAACGCGGCCATTATGACTGGCATATAGACAGTTTTGTACCCGATAAAGATCAAAAACAGCGTAAACTATCGGCAATAGCGTTCTTAAGTGACCCCGAGAGCTATGAAGGTGGCGTATTTGAATTTAAAATAGCGCTACTACCGGAGAAAATGCCGAAGGGCACCATTATAGTTTTTCCGTCAGTATTAGAACACAGAGTAACAGCCGTAGAAGACGGCGTACGATACACCGCAGCATGTTGGGCAGCAGGCCCAGCTTTTAGATAGGACACATTATGGCAATTGATAAGGGCTTATACCAAGCACCCAAGGGTTTAGAAGAACTGACGCAGGGTCAGGAACCGGATATTGAGATTGAAGTTGAAGATCCAGAGGCTATGCACGTTAAAGCTGATGGGTTTGAGCTTGATATTGAGAAGATGGACGAAGAAGACGGCAGCGCAGAGTTTAACGAGAACTTAGCTGAAGTAATGGATGCTGGAGATTTAGAGTCTTTAGCGTCTGAGCTGTCTGGTGATATTGATAACGACCTTAATTCCCGCAAAGACTGGGAGCAGATGTACAAAGACGGTATTACTCTGCTTGGTTTGAAGTTTGAGGAAAGAGTAGAACCATGGGACGGCGCTTGCGGTGTGTTCCATCCAATGATCACTGAGGCGGTTGTACGGTTTCAAGCTGAAGCCATTATGGAGACTTTCCCAGCTAAGGGCCCAGTTAAAACACAGATCATCGGTAAAGAGACTCGTGAGAAAGTAGAAGCAGCGCAGCGTGTTGAGATGGATATGAACTACCAGCTCACAGAGAAGATGCCTGAGTTCCGTAATGAGCACGAGAGAATGCTGTGGAATCTACCATCAGCCGGTTCTGCATTTAAGAAAGTCTACTACGATCCATCTATCGGTCGTCAGATTTCGATTTTTATTCCAGCAGAAGATATCATTCTGCCATACGGCGCTAGTGAGATTGCATCATGCCATCGTGTAGTACACCGCATGCGCAAGACCAAGATTGACTTAATCAAACTACAACGAGCTGGATTCTACAGAGATGTTGAGCTAGGCGAGCCACAGAAGTTCCGCACTGAGATTCAAGAAAAGAAAGATAAAGAGACTGGCTTTACTGCTACGTATGATGATCGCTTTGAGTTATATGAAGCTCACGTCGATTTAGATTTACCCGGCTTTGAAGATAAAGACGACAGCGGAGAAATGACCGGAATTGCTCTGCCTTATGTTGTAACAATGATTAGAGGTACAAATGAGATTCTTGCGATTCGTAGAAACTGGAAAGAAGAAGATCCTCTCCGTCTTAAGAGACATCATTTCGTTCATTACCAATACATACCCGGCTACGGTGCTTATGGCTTTGGTTTATTCCATCTTATTGGCGGTTTTGCTAAATCAGCTACTTCCATCTTGCGCCAGCTTGTCGATGCCGGAACCCTATCGAACTTGCCGGGTGGTCTAAAGTCTCGAGGTTTACGCATTAAGGGCGACGATACACCTATCGCTCCGGGTGAGTTTAGGGACGTTGATGTTGGTAGCGGAACGATTCGTGACAACATATTACCCCTGCCATACAAAGAGCCATCTGCAGTTTTAGCTGGTTTAATGGATAAAATCATTGAAGAAGGCCGTCGCTTTGCAGCAACTTCTGATATGCAGATTTCCGATATGTCGGCTAACGCCCCAGTGGGTACAACTTTAGCTATACTAGAGAGAACCCTTAAGGTAATGTCTGCAGTGCAGGCCCGCGTACACTACGCCTTAAGACAAGAGCTAAAACTTCTCGCTGGGATTATCAGAGACTACACCGACGATGACTACAACTATGAGCCAGAAAGCGGTGACTACCACGTCAAAAAATCCGACTACAGTCATGTGGACGTGTTACCTGTATCCGATCCTAACGCGGCCACCCTTTCTCAGAGAGTGGTCCAGTACCAAGCTGTTATCCAATTGGCGCAATCAGCACCACAGATATATAACCTTCCCGAATTGCACCGGCAAATGCTTGACGTTCTTGGAATTAAAAACGCCGACAAATTGGTGCCTTTGGAGGACGACCAGAAGCCAAGAGATCCTGTAAGCGAAAACATGGCTGCCCTAAAAGGCAAGCCACTAAAAGCGTTTATGTACCAAGACCACGAGTCTCACATCAAGGTACACCAAATGGCTATGCAAGATCCATTGGTTCAACAGTTAATTGGGCAAAACCCACAAGCCCAAGCAATTCAAGGAGCCATGCAAGCGCATATTGCCGAGCATTTAGGCTTTG